GGATATATACAAAGACTAAGAAAGTATCTACAGGAACCGAAAAGCGATGGAAACCAGATGCAGAACTTGCAACGATATGGATGCAAAGAAATGCAGTTGGCCAAAGAGAATTAGACGAATGTATTCGATATCGTCCAGACGAAATGAAAAAACTTTTCAAATCGCTAGAAAAACAGATTGGAATGTATGACTGATTACATATCACCGTTAGTACAACCTTTAATTCTCGAAATATTCCTATACCAAAACAACTACAAAGATCGTTTACTGGTATCTGAGTTACGAAAGAAAACCAACATCATCCAAAATGGAGAAGATGAAAATTCGTTTTTTGTTAAGGCGGATGATGTGTTTCTGGTGATTACTTCCAAGTTTGCCAAAGATCTAGATATATTCAGAAATTCATCAGATAAAACTCTCTTTAAGAATGCCACTTCCATTTACTTTTTAGATACTATTCTATCGAGATTTCAATCTCTAAAGTACTTCAAAGTGAATGTTTCTCAATCTACTAATTTTAGTCGAGAGAAAGAAAATATCATCAATTTTGATTATCGTATAGCACATTCTCGAATAGATCTAACTGCAGATTTTGATGGTGTAGATCTATTTTTAATGGAATGTATCCTTCGAGATATTGGGGTCTTTACATATGATATTCTTAAACCAAAGGCCTTTACCGAGATACAAGCACACGATTTAATAGATAAACTGTCCATTTATGCCTCTACCCTCGAAGAAGGCAGCGAAGAATTCGAAATCATTCATAGAATCCTTATGATTATCGGTCCAAAACTAGAGAAGGATAATTCAATCCTGCTTCTAATTGTTAAGAAGTAAGTTGAATATATAAAAAAACATATTCCCGCGAATGTCAGGACAAAATCCACTAGTAGACAAAAGATTTGAGGAAATCTTATCAGCAATTCAAACAATCCAATCGAAATTACCGAATGGGGAAATAGAGAGCATGAAATCGATGATTGTGTCTATGCAAATAGATCAAAAGGTGATAAAAGAGGATCTAGAATATTTCAAAAAACGATTATTTAATCCGGATGATGGTGTAATCGTAAGAATCAACAAAAATACCGACTCCATTGAAAGATTTGGGAAAGAAGTAGAAGATATAATCGATGATTATCCTAAAATCCTTTCTAGACTAGAATCTCTTGAATCGTGGAGAGACGGAGTAAACAAAGCACTTTGGATAATTTACACATCTATTATAGGTTTGATTCTTACTGCAGTTTTCGGCATTATTTTAAAATAATCAAGCTCAATGAGATATTTACTCAATATATCTGCAAACAATAACACTTACAAAGCTAACGACACATTAGTCGTTAAGTTATCAGAAGCATTTGATCTAATTGGATCTATACAATCAATTTCATTTGATTTTTCTCCCTTAGATACCGCTGAAAATGGCCACGATATTTCTATTCGTTGGTCATATGATAATATGGTATGGGCAGCTTGGGAACCTTGGTCTGTGCGAACTACATCAGTAGCAAATCAACAGGACCTAATTGATAAAATCATTACTGGTCACGATAGTTTCTTCTTAGAGTTTCGTTTAACTCGTTATGGAACCGACGTAGGAACGAGAACTCTTACTCAAATGGCAATGGAATATGAGACTAGAAATCCTGCTGAACAAATGGTGGAATCGCCTTTTGGAAAGGCCTCTTGTTATGCTCAATGTTCGCCATCTCAAAATTTCTATACTGGAGTTAGAATCGATTGCGATCCAAGACTTCTATTTCAACCTTACAATTTAATGAATCCAGCAATCAACTTCTATCGAGAAGCTGCTTGTGCTGTATCTGAGATGTTTGGTCATTGTGTTCGTTATTTCAAAACTCAAGCCGATACGGCTTCGGCTGATGCAGTACTTAAGGAATACTCTTTATTCAACGTGACTGATGTTAAAGACATCAAAATCATGGTGCCGGATAACACATTCCCTGATAACTCAATATCTTTCTTACCTTATGATATGGATTTCGGTGAAGGTATTGAAATTCATATTGTTAGAGATCACTTCGAAAGAGCATTCGGTGTAGATGATTTACCTGAACAAAAAGATTATCTGTACTTTCCTTTAATTGATCGTATGTTTGAAGTTCATTCGGCATATTTATACAGAGACTTTATGATGTCTCAAGTTTATTACAAAGTAATGCTTTATAAATGGCAGGATAAACTTAACGTAATGAGAGATATCAAAGAGATCAATGATTATGTAGATAACTTAACTGAAAACTTTGATGAGGTTCTTCAACCAGAAATTGACAAAGAATTCTTGAAAATAACAAAGCCTGATCAATATACAACAGTAAACATTGGAGGATTTGATAAAGTTAGATCTCTTGTTAATAAAGATCTACAAATAAAAACATATGACTTAAATAACTACTTCACCGTAGTTGGTAAATACTTCTATGAATTGAATGCTGGAATTAAGCAAAATGAATTAGCCGTGAAATATAAATTAGCCGTAAATAGACCTGTAAAAGAACATACTGCATTTTCTGCATGGTTCAAACCTCTTAAATCAAATTGGACAAGTCAAACAAATACTTATGATACCTTATTGAATGGATATAATGATGATGAGAATAAAGGTTATCAAATTAATTTGCTTTATAACAATGTCAATAATACCGTTGTAACTAGCGGGATTGAAGTTAAGATCAATAATCAAACTCTTCAATTTAATCATAACTTCCCTCAACTAAATAGAGAAGAATGGTATGCTATAGTGGTTAATCAACTTAATGACTTTTCACAAGCATCAGTACATATTTGGAAAATGAAATGGTCCCAAGCGGCTCCAACTGCACAAAAGACTACGGATCTTCAGTTAGTCTATACCGAAAATGTTTCGATGATACCAGAAGAAGTAAAACCTACCTCAACCGCTTTCTCTTTATTAGGAGGAACTATTGGAATAACCAATGTAAGAATTTGGAACGAATCCATTGAAGAAGAAAAACAGCCAGTGGTTCTAAATCAATATGTAGTAAGAGATTCTCATTTATCTTTGGCGATAGACAATGCTATACCTCCACTTAGATTAGTTAAAGAGTATGTTAGATAATGAAATGGGAAGAATGAAGGAGAATTACCTAGTAACTTACTAGTACTGCCTGAAGAACTATATTATTTCCTCGATCACCTTAGATAAAGGTTATATGTTAATAATCACTGGTCAGATTCAGTACATTCTTTGATTCATTTAAGCTTTTTTTGCAAATAATAATAAAACCGAAGAGATGCTATTAGATGCATCCACAAATAACTATGGAAGATAAAAACGATCCAGTAAGAAAATCTATAGATGATTTGTTAGCAGAAGATCAACAATCAAATTCTACTCCAGTATTGTCAGGAGGAGGATTACCTGCATTTCAAGTAACAGATCCTTTAGATTATGACGGAGAAAAAGATATAGCACAAAACAAAGCTAAGAAGTTAATGAATTCTCTTTTGAAATTCTACCTATCACAGGAGTTAATACAAAAGAATGAATACATTACACTCAAAGCTAAAATTGATGTAATGACAATGAGTAATCTAATGTTTCAGATGAGAACTGCTGAACATGCTATTGTTACTTTATTACGATCAATTGATGCTGGTGAAGCTTCTCCACGTATGTTTGAAGTTCTTGGCGGTTTACAAAAAACCATGTTAGATATTATGAAACATCAAACACTTCATATGATGGCTGCTGAAGAGAACATGAAAAAACTTAAACGTGATATTGATATCTATGGAGATTCAATTGATATCACACCAAAAGATTCAAAACCGCAGATTGCAACCGTTAATAGAGGAACTAGAAATTTAATGAGAGACATTCAATCTGAAATCAATGGAGAAGAAATCGAAGAAACGGATTTTGACTCAGAAAATCAAGATGAACTATAAATGATTAAGCCAATTAAAGGTACATTTAAAACCTTTCATGATTACATTAAAATTACCGGACATAACGATAAAGAGCTAGATCCCAAGCAATTCACTAGAATTGATACGGAAGAGAAGGTCCTTTATCTAACTTTTGATACATGTCCAACCAGCATAGTAGATTTTAGTATCATCAATTGGTTAATAGAAAATAAAATACCAGCAACAATATTCCTAAATATTGAATGGTACAAAGAAAACAAATCAAAAGACCTATCATTCTTACAATCACCGCAATTTGAAATCGGTGGTCATGGATACGAACATAAACGTCCTGCCAATCAAGATTTCCGAGAACAAACATATGATATTGATTCTTGTGTAAATTTTATTGAGAATGAGGTAAAACGAAAGGTAAAATGGTATCGTTCACCTTACGGAAAACCTAACGAAGACACATTTAATATCCTAGATCCTTTAGGAATTAGATATGCATCTTGGGCAGGACATGTATTCGATAAGAGTGCACCAGAGTTACCTAATCCAAACAAAGTTGCATTAGCTTATTTAGCACAAAATACTCAGCCTGGAAATATTCTCGTATTTCATATTAATGGTGAAGGATTTAATTCGCTTGAGATCTTAAAGATTGCATATACTTGGGCAACTGAACATGGATATTCGTTCAAAAAGCTATAATTTATGTTTAAAGTAAAAGAATATAAAGAGGAAAATTCCGAAGATGATAAAGTAATATGGACTTCCGCGAAAGTTGAAAAACTCCTTGTGGCAATGGAAGAAGGTTATGCTACGGCAGAACATCCATTTTATGAAGGAGATCCAAATTATCGAAAAGGAAATATCGTCTTTGAATATACGGATTGGGAATACGAAGAAATAAAGAAATGTGCTAAAGACATCATTCATTTTGCCAATCATTATTGTACAGTAATGACCGATGAAGGTTATATGAAAATTAATCTTCGTCCTTACCAAGAAGATGTACTTCGATCATATCAAGCAAATAGATGGAATATCTTTATGGCATCTCGTCAGATTGGTAAAACCATCACATCATCAATCTTCTTAACTTGGTATCTCCTATTTCACTTTGATAAAAACGTACTTCTTATGTCCAATAAGGGTGCCACCACCAAAGAAATCATGGATAAGATCAAAGCTATCGTTGAAGGTCTTCCATTCTTCTTAAAACCAGGTGTTAATAAGAAAGACGTTATGACCATGATATTTGATAATAAATGTCGTATCATTGGTCAGAATACTACAAAAACTGGTGGTATTGGATTTACCATCCATTTGCTATTTATAGATGAGTTTGCGCACATTCCAGAAGGAATTAAGAGAACCTTCTACGAAAATGTATACCCAACGCTATCATCATCTAAAATATCCAGAGTAATCATAACGAGTACGCCTAATGGATTTGATCTATTTCATGATTTATACAGTTCAGCTGTCGATGGAACTAACGAATATAAAGCGATGCGAGTCGATTGGTGGCAGGTTCCTGGTAGAGATGAAGAATGGAAAGAGAGAGAGATTGCTAATTTAGGTTCGCTTGAAGCATTTAATCAACAATATGGTTGTCAATTCTTATCGTCATCGAATCTTCTACTTTCATCCGATGAACTTAAAAGACTTAAGAGAGATGAGGTTGAATATATATTCCATGAATTTGATGCACTCGATGATTTAGGTTTAGATTATTCTCAACTAAAATGGCACCCAGATTTTGATCCATTATATATTGAAGATCCCAAAAGATTTTTTGTATTTGGAATAGATCTGGCCGAAGGAATAGGACGCGACCATTCAGTGATAAATATATTCGAACTTGATTCTTTATCATACGAAGATATCGAAAAACTAGAATCTCCTGGTGGAATCACTGACTTCTTTTCGTTAAAGCAAGTCGGTTTATTTCGTTCAAATATACATTCAATCGAGAATTTTGCAAAAGTTCTTTATACAATGTCGGTTAAAATATTTGAACAAGAAAATCTT